ATACGCTCTCGGCTGCCGCCGACGCATCGAGCACGTCGATTCAAGAGATGGCCCAGGCGTTCTCGCAGTCGTCTGCCGTTGCAGGCTTGGCGAATCAGAGCATCGACGACCTGTCGGCTGCGCTGGCGATTCTCGCCAATAACGGCGTGAAGGGCAGCGACGCCGGCACCAGCGTTAAGACGATGCTCATGCGACTGATGGCGCCTGCGGATGATGCCGCGTCGGCGTTGGCGCAAGTCGGACTGTCCACGCAGTCGTTCCGTGGCGCTGACGGCAAGATGCGTCCGATGGTCGAGATCATTCGCATCCTCAATGGTGCAATGGGCGACCTCGACCAGACGGCGAAGGACGACCTGTTTCGCAGGATCTTTGGCGCGGACGCCATTCGTGCGGCATCCATCCTGTCGACGACGGGAGCGGATGGATTCAAGGCGATCCAGGACGCCATGGCGTCGGCGTTGCCGGTGTCCGAGAAGTTCAAGACGATCATGTCGGGCTTATATGGCGCCGGACTGCAAGTGCTCTCGGCACTCGAGCGGCTGTCGATCGCCATCTCTGACGCTGTGGCGCCGGCCCTCGCCGCCGTCGTGCCGTTCATCACCGGGCTGATCGACGGCATCACCAATCTCGCCCGAGCCAATCCCGCAGCCGTGGCCGGCTTCGCAAAGCTAGCTGTGGCCGCCGTGGGCGTTGGCGGTGCGTTGACCGGGCTCGGCGTCTCGTTCCAGGTTGCGTCGTTCGGCTTCGCCGGCATCGGGAAGGCGGCGATGCTGGCACTGTCTCCGCTGACGCTGGTTGCCAGTGCTGCCGGCGGCGTCGGCAAGAGCTTCGCCCTGGCGATGCCCGAGACGATCAAGTTGGTGAAGGCCGTCGGTGCGTCCCTCGTAGGCGCCGCCACGTCGGCGATCGCCTACGGCTCGTCGCTCGCCACAATGGCCGCAGCCACGGCCGCCCGCCTGGGCTTCGTGGCTGCGACATGGACCGCCACTGGTATCGCCATCAGTGCTGGCTTCCTAGCCCACATCAAGGCGATGGTGACCTACTACACCGGTGCCCTGGCCGGCGTGCAGGCGATCACGATCTCGCGGGCCGGTGCCACGGCTGCGGCGTGGATCTCATCGGCTGTCGGTGCCGACACGTTCGCCAACGCCATGAAGGCGGCTATGACGACGTCGAATCGTGTCGTCAACTCGACCGTGGCGGCCATCACGCCGGCGATCTCGTTCGTGGCTAAGGGCATGTCTGCGGTAGCGTCTGACGTCGCTCGGCTTGTCGCACCGCTGACGCGGCCGTTCGTGGCTGTTGGGCAGTCGGTGGGTGCGTTTGCATCCACTGTCGCCGGCCACGTCGCTAGCTACATCACGAGCGTGGCGTCGGCAGCCGCCGCCACCGTCACCGGCACCGCTCGCATCGCGTCAGCGTGGGCATCTCAGGCTGCCGGTGCCGTCGGTCGGTTCGTCACCGCAGCTACGGCGCCGATCGCAGCCTACCTTGCGTCGATCGCCACTGCTGTCGCCGGCACTGCCGCTGCCGCTGCGTCGATCGTTGGCTCATGGATCTCTACTGCGATGCCGGCCACGGCCGCCTTCGCCGCTGGTGCCGCCCGCTCCATCGGCACCTACATCGCCTCCACGGTCGCAGCCGCCGCCGCCAGCGTCGCCAATGCGGCACGTTCTGGCCTGGCGTGGATTGCCGCCGGCCTACCGGGGCTGACGGGATTCGCCGCCGGTGCCGTGCGTGCCATCGGCACCTACCTAGCGTCGGCTGCAATGGCGGTCGCGGGCTCTGTGGCGTCAGCAGCCGCCGTTGCAGCGGCATGGCTCGCACCGCTGGCGCCGGTGGCGTTGATCGTGGCCGCCGTCGCCGGTGCTGGCGCCGCGGTCTATGCGTTCCGCGACAAGCTCTCGGGCGTGTTCTCTGGTATCGGTGGCTATGTCTCGCAGGCCGCCGGCGCGATCAGCGACACCTTCGGCCCGGCCATCGCCGATGCCGGCGTCGTCTTCGGCGATCTCTACTCAACTGCCACGACGACGTTCTCTGGCATCTACGACGCCATCGCTGCCGGCGACTTGTCTGGCGCCATGGACGTGCTCTGGGCCGGGCTGCTCGCCGGGTGGCTGCGTGGCACTGAAGCCATCATGTCTTACGTCGATCCGTGGATCGCGACGTTCCAGAATGCGTTCACGATCCTCGGGGCTGAGATCTATAAGACGTGGGATGGCTTGTGGGTGAGCGTCGGCAATGCGTTCAACATCGCCGGCGCCTACTTGCAGGGCGCGATGGACAACATCATCAACCCGATTCTCGCATCGTGGGACGTACTCGAGGCGGGGATCCGCAAGGCGTGGATTCGCGTGAGCGGCATCTTCAAGGATGGCGACAAGAAGAAGGCCGAGCTTGATGCGGTCGATGCCGAAATGCGAGGGCGTGCCGAGAAGCGGGCGAAGGATCGCCCCGGCGTGACGGGTCGTGTGGCGCAGGCACAGCAAGAAAACGCCGCTGCCAATGCAGATCTCGCTACGCGAAACGCCGCCGTCGACGCCAATACGCAGGCCACCATGGACGCCCGCAATGCCGCCACAGACCAGGCGGCGGCCGATCGCCGGGCCGCTACGGTGGCGGCAGAGCAGCGGCTTGGCGACGTGACGCGTGGGCAGTCGGAAGATCGTGCGATGAAGTCGCAGGCCGACGACTTGCTCGCCGCCATTCGTGGTGCCACGTCCGTTGACCAACTTGCCGGCGAAGGTGGTCTGGGCGAAAAGTTCCAGAAGCTTCGCGACCTCGGACGGCTGACCAGCGTGCAAGAAACGGCGATCAGCGAGGCTCTCGATAAAGCTGCCGAAGGGCTGACGAACGTCGCCACTGGCGAAGCGAAGGCGGGGGCAGTTGATCCGGCGGCCAATGTCGGCACGCCCGACACCCGATCAAAAGCCGACGTTGTCGGCACGTTCTCCTCAATGAATCTGGGCGGCCTTGGGTACGGCGGCTCGCTTGCTGAACGTACGGCGAAGGCCGCAGAGGAGACGGCTAAGGGTGTCAAGGAACTCGTCAAGAAGGACGGCGACAAGGTCGCTGCGTAGTCATGGCGTTGACGTGGGTGGAAGACGGAGAGTCTCGTTCGGCGACCATCGTGCGGCGTGGCCGCAATGCCACGTCTAGCTACGTCAAGAGCTACAAGGTCTTCGGCACGACGAACGACGTCGAACTTCACGCCGCGATCAACTCCGAGATCAGTGGCGGCAACTACGGCTGGCAGTATCCAGGCGTCGCCGATGCCCAACTCTGGGCCGAGCAGTATTCGGTTGAGTACCTCGGAGACGACGCATGGCAAGTCCAGATCACCTACGAAAAGAAGGGTGCCGAGCCGCAACAGCCTGACCCGATGAAGCGGACGCGGTCGTTCGACACGACCGGCGGCACGATGCACATCACGCAGGCAGAGTCCGAGTCAAAGTTTCCAGCCAATGCTCCGGCGCAGTTCAACGCAATCGGCGTCGACGACAATGGAGTCAATGGCGTCGACATCGTCGTCCCGCAGTTGCAGTGGCAGGAGACGTATGACGTGCCAGCGGCCTACGTTTCAAACACCTACATTCGTGGTTTGGCGACGCTCACTGGCACGACGAACAACTCCACGTTTCGCGGGCTGGAGGCCGGCGAGGTGCTCTTCATGGGTTGCAGCGGATCGCAGGAATGGGACTCACAGAAGGGCAATGGCCCTTGGTCGCTCACCTATAGATTCGTGGCGTCGCCCAATGCGGGCAGCGGCGGCACCGTGCCGGCCATCACAATCGGCAGCATCACCGGCATCAACAAAAAGGGACACGAATATCTCTGGGTGCGGTACGAGAGCGAGGTCGACAGCAGCTCGCTCATCAAGAAGCCAAAGGCCGCATACGTCAATCGCGTCTATCGCGAGAGCAACTTCGCGCTCCTCGGCATCGGGACCAACTAGCCTATGGCCCGCCCCGACGGACGCATTGAGCCGGGGCAGCCGCTAGGCGGTGCGATCTCCGCACGGGCATGGAATCGCGCCCAGGATGCGGCGGACCTCGTCATGGGCCGCCAGGGCGGCATCACCGCCGGCGAAGCCGTCGGCCCGTCGCTGCCCTACACGTGGGTCTATTGCAAGGCATCCACGACGTTCGCCCGGTGGGCCGTAGTGGCGATCACCGGCGTTCAGATCACGCCGACCTCGAGCGACTCGGACGCGGCCACGAAGGGCTTCCAAGAGACGCCCGTAGTGACGGGCGGCACGCCGTCGGCGACGACGACGGCCTGGGGCGTGGCGGTGGAGCCGATCGCCAGCGGGAAGATCGGGCGCGTGGCGGTGGGCGGGGTGGTGCAGTTGAAGAAGGCGGACCTCGGCAAGGCGGCCGGTGCCGAGGTGCTCTGGAAGAACGATCACTGGGCGATCGTCCGCATCGACGCTGGCGTCGTGCGAGGCACGTTCTCTGGCAACTGGGCGAAGGACAGCACGAAGACCGTCACCGACGCCACGCTGACTGGAGTCACATACGACGGCGTCAAGAACTACGTGGCGTCGCTTGTGCCTTCTGGGACGATGACGTGCGTCATCGCCCGAGTCGCCGGCGAGTGGTCGCTCGTCGGCTGGGACTGGCACGGCCTCTCGGGATACAGCGGCTCCGCAACGCAGGTGCTCTCGCACGACGCGTCGGGGCT